ATTTAGAATACAAGATGGTGCTATTGTACCTATAACAGATAATGATATAGACTTAGGAACTTCCTCTCTTGAGTTTAAAGATTTATATATAGATGGTACAGCTAATATTGATACATTAAGTTTAGATGGTACAGCTCTTACAGCTACAGGTGCAGAGATTAATTTAATAGATGGTGGAGCTACAGTTGGCACTACAGCAGTTGCAGATGGAGATGGTATTATTCATAATGATGGTGGTACAATGCGAGTTACAAGTGCTACTACATTTAAAACATATTTTCAAACTGGAGTTACTGCAGCAGCTATGGCAGCTGATGATCTTTCAGCAGGTGATTCAGCAGTTACTTTATCAACTTCATCTGGAAATATTACAATTGATGCTACAGCAAATGATACAGATATTATATTTAAGGGAACTGATAATAGTTCTGATATTACTATGCTTACTCTCGATGGTAGTGAAGCAGGTAAAGCAACATTTAATAGTGATGTAGTTGTTGGTGGAGATCTTACTGTAACAGGTGATGATATCACAATGGGTACAAATACCTCTGGTAATATTTTAGTTGCAGATGGTACAAATTTTAATTCAATAGCTGTTGGAGATTTATCAGCAATATCTACAGTTGCAGCAGATGATGTTTTATTAGCAGTAGACACTTCAGGTGGAGGACTTAAAAAAATTGCAAGATCAGATTTAGTTTCAGGACTAGCAGCTGGTACTATGAGTAACATTGTGGAAGATACATCACCTCAATTAGGTGGTGATCTAGATACTAACTCTGCAAATATTTTAATTGATGATGCACATTTTATTGGTGATGAAAATGGTAATGAACAAATTATATTTCAAACAACAAGTTCAGCGGTTAATCAGTTTGATGTAACAAATGCTGCAACAGGAAACCCACCTCAATTATCATCAACAGGTGGTGATTCTAATATTGATTTAAATTTATTAGCAAAAGGTACAGGGCATGTAACTGTTTTAGGTAATAGTAATTCAGGTGCTATACAATTTAATTGTGAAAATAATTCACATGGTCAAATTTTAAAAGCTCAACCACATTCAGCTAGTGTAACAAATGTCATGTTATTACCAGCTGGTTCAGATTCAACTTTAGTATCTTTAATTTCAACAGATACATTAACAAATAAAACTTTAACTACACCAGTTATTGCAGAAATAGATTCAGGTGCTGATATAACTTTAGATGCTACAGCAGATATAGTTTTAGATGCAGGTGGGGCAGATGTTACGCTTAAAGATGATGGCACAACTTTTGGTAGTTTAACAAATTCTAGTGGTGAGTTAGTAATTAAATCAGGATCTACACCAACTACAGCTATGACATTTAGTGGTGCTAATGTAACTTTTGCAGGTACAGTAACTATTGGATCTGCAGGTATATCAGAAGCAGAATTAGAAATACTAGATGGTGCAACAGCTACTACAGCTGAATTAAATATAATAGATGGGGACACATCAGCTACATCAACAACATTAGCAGATGCAGATAGAGTAGTTACAAATGATGCTGGAACTATGAAACAAGTAGCATTATCAGATGTTAAAACATATTTAACTAGTGCAGGATTTGTAACAGATGATCCAACGGCACTAGCAATAGCATTAGGTTAAATAATGATTGACTTTTATGTTAGAAAACAGTATAATATATAATAAATAGGGGGAAATAAATGGCAAATACGTTTAAGGTAGTTACTTTTGCAGCAGAACCAGCTTCGGCAGGTACAGCTTATACAATGTATACAACACCTAGTTCAACAACAACAATTGTTCTTGGATTAGTTCTTGCAAATATACACAGTACAGCTGTTACAGCAGAAGTAGAATTAGTATCAGATACATCTGGTGGTGGTAGAGGAGCCACAAATGGAACAGCTTTTTTAGCAAAAGATGTTAGCATTCCAGCTGGATCATCACTTGAATTATTATCAGGTGGTAAAGTTGTATTAGAAACAACTGATGTACTTAAGATAGATTGTTCTGTAGCAGATAAACTTTCAGGCACGCTATCAATAATGGAGATAACATAAGATGGCTTATATTGGGCAATCGCCTTCTACAAAGGCACTAACAGCTTCAGATATAGCTGACGATTTAATTACGTCTGCTAAATTAAATTATACTGAATCTACATTAACAGATCAAGCTACTGTAACTTGGGATGCATCTACACAAGATGTATGTAAACTGACATTAGGTGCTAATAGAACAATGGCTGCCCCTACCAATAATACTACTGGTCAATTTATATCTATACTTGTTATTCAAGATGGAACAGGATCAAGAACTTTAACATGGAATGCTGTATTTGAATTTGCAAGTGATACAGCTCCAACTTTAACAACAACAGCTAACCTTGGAGATGTATTTGTATTTAGATATAATGGATCTAAATGGTTAGAAGTTGGTAGAAACCAAGCATTAACATTATCATAGGAGAAATATGTTCGCATTAGTAGAATCGGGATCAATTACAAAATACTTTAGTGGTAATCGTGGAATTACTATTGGAGACAATCAATATCCAAAAGAAATATTTACTCTATGGTCTAAATCTGAAAGAGAAGCTATAGGTATCTATGAAGTAGAAATGGATACTTCTAAAAGAAAAGATGAAACTTGGTACATTAATACTAATGTTACTTATTCATTTGGAAGTGGAAAAGTTACAGGTGCTTATGGAGATGCTACAGCTAAAGCTCATGCAGATACTTTATATACAGCACAAGATGAAACTGATGGTTTAGGTACTGAAGGTGAAGTTAAATCTAGAGGATTAAAATATAATTTAATTCAAAATATTAAAAAACAAGCTGCTGGAATATTACAAGATACAGATTGGTATATTATTAGAAAAGCAGATGCGAGTACAGCAGTACCAAGTGCTATTACAACACACAGAGCAGCAGTAAGAACTAAGGCTGCTGAAATGGAAACTGCAATTACAAATGCAAGTAATACACCAGCACTTGAAACTTTATATACATATACAGAACAAGAGGATGGATCTATAACTAGACCATTAGGTGAATTGCCAGTATTGGAGGCTTAATGCCAATTAATAGTTTTCTTTATCCAGGAGCTAAATCACCTACGCCAGGTTATGAAGTAGCTAACTCAGGTAGATTCAATAGAGCTGATAATGCTTTTTTATCAAAAACTTTTTCAGGTGCTGGTACTAGAACAAAATACACAGTAAGTGCTTGGGTTAAAAGAAGTGGATTAGGTACAACACAAACTATATTTTCTGCTGGTACAGGTGCTAATAATTATATGGCAATTAATTTTAATGGTGCAGATAATAGATTGTATTGGCAGAGTTATTCAAATGATGGTGCAAATTATGATTATTTTTTGTATACTACTAGAAGATTTAGAGACCCAACAGCTTGGCTACACGTAGTTTGTGCATTTGATAGCACACAAGGAACATCATCTAATAGACAAAAAATTTATATTAATGGAGTTCAAGAAACTGTTTTTACAACTGAAACATATTCAGGCAGTTATTCTGATTATGCTTTTAATAGTATTTTACACAGAATAGGAGAAGAAACAGCTTCTACAGGCAGACAGTTTGATGGATATATAACAGAAGTTTGTGCCATAGATGGTTCACAACTAGCACCAACAGATTTTGGAGAGTTTGATGAAGATAGTCCTACAATATGGAAACCTAAAGATGTATCAGGATTAACTTTTGGAACGAATGGTTTTTATTTAGATTTTGAAAATTCATCAGAATTAGGAACAGATGTATCAGGCAACTCAAATACTTTTACTGAAAATAATTTAGACGCAACAGATCAAGCAACAGATACTTGCACAAATAATTTTGCTACATTAAATCCATTATATTATTCAAGTTCTCAATCTACTTTAAGTGATGGTAATCTTACTGCAACTTCTTCAGGTGCTAATTGGAATAATTTTCATTCAACTATCGCACCTAGTGCAGGTAAATGGTATTGGGAAGTAAAAGTTGTTAATGTTGGAAGTAACACACACCCAATAGGAATTATTGGAACAGATGATTCAGAACTCAACAAAACAAGTCTTGGAGATGCTTTTGATAATGGCACAACAGGAATAAGTTATGTTCAAACAGGAGATAAAGACGTAGCTGGTTCAAGAACATCTTATGGCGATTCTTATACAACAAATGATATTATAGGTGTTGCTATGGACTTAGATAATCATAAATTGTATTTTTCTAAAAATGGAACTTTTCAAAATAGTGGCGACCCAACATCAGGTTCAACAGGCACAGGTGCAATATCTATTGTTTCAGGACATTCTTACTTAGCTTCATTTGCACATTATAATACAATGGTTGATTCTATAAACTTTGGTTCTCCCTCATTTAGTATCTCATCAGGTAATGCAGATGGTAATGGCTACGGCAATTTTGAGTATTCCGTACCTTCGAATTATTATTCGTTGTGTTCGAAAAATTTAGCGGAGTATGGAGGTTAAATGGCAGCTTATACAACAATAGATAATCCTGAACTTCATTTCCAATGCAAAATCTATTCAGGTAATTCAAGCACACAAGCTATAACTTTAGATGGTGATGAAAATATGCAACCCGATTTCGTTTGGATTAAAAATAGAAATGATGGAAACAATCAAGCTCACGTTTTATATGATTCCGTAAGAGGAGTTACAAAATTTATGCAAAGTGCTAGTACAGCCGCTGAAGCAACTGACTCTAGTGGTTTAACTGCTTTTGGGACAGATGGTTTTACCCTTGGTAATTCTGTTGAAGAAAATACAGGATTTAATTATGTTGCTTGGTGTTGGAAAGGTGGAACAACATCAGGAATAACTACAAATGGTTCTACAACTATTACACCATCTGCATATTCTTTTAATGCCGATGCTGGTATTGCAATTTTACAATACACTGGCAATTCAACAGCTGGTGCAAAATTAGCACATGGTATTGGTGGCTGTGATGCGTTTTGGATTAAAAGAACTCCAACTGCAGGAGACGATTGGAGAACTTATAATAGAGCTTTAGGTGGTACTAAAAATATTAAATTAAATAGTGATGATGGTGCTGCTACAGGAACTAATATATTTAATGACACTGATCCTGATAGTGTTAATATAACTTTAGGTAGTCATAATTCTGCAAACGCATCAGAGGCTATGATTTGTTATGCTTTTAAAGCTATTCAAGGATTTTCAAAATTTGGTAGTTATACTGCAAATAATAATAGTTCAGGGCCATACATACACCTCGGATTTCGTGCCGCTTGGATTATGGTGAAAAGATCATCAACTAATGGAAAACCTTGGGTTATATTTGATAATAAAAGAATTGGATATAATCCAGATAATCAACAAATAGCGGCAGATAGTACAGGTGTAGAATATACTAATGATTATATCGACATCTGTGCAAATGGTTTTAAAATTCGGGATAATAACCAAGATGTAAATAATCCAGATGATGGAACTTACGTCTACTGTGCTTTTGCAGAGTCTCCATTTGTAAACTCAAACGGAATACCCAATAATGCAAGATAAAATTAATTAAGGAGAATAAATGGCATATATAGGAAAAGAACCAACAATAGGAAACTTTCAAGTTTGTGATGCTATATCCGTAGTAAACGGACAAGCAGCATATACTATGCAAGTGTCTTCTAGTAATGTATCACCAGAATCAGCCAATCATATGTTGGTTAGTTTGAATGGTATCATTCAAAAACCAGGATCCTCATTTACAATATCAGGATCAACAATTACCTTTGCTTCAAATTTAGTTACTAACGATGTTATAGATTTTATAATGCTATTAGGTAATGTACTAGATTTAGGAACACCAAGTGATAGCACAGTTACAGCAGCAAAAATTGGTGCTAATGCAGTTACAGGTGCTAAACTTAATACAGATGTTATATCTGCACAGACAGCTTTAGCTACTGCTCCAGCAGATACTGACGAGTTTTTAGTTAGTGATGCAGGTGTATTAAAAAGAATAGACTACTCACTTATTAAAGCAACTTCAGCACACACTTTAATATCTACAACAACAATATCAAATGATGCGGGTGTTACTATTTCTTCAGGAATAGATAGCACTTATAAAGTTTATATGTTTGAATTAATTAATTTACATCCAAATAATGATGAAGTTGCACTTCATCTACAATTTTTACAAGGTGGTTCACTTGATACAGGAAGTGTTTATGACTATGCGTATGGAAAAGCACTTACTAATGGAGGTGCAGTAGCTTTTGCAGCAGAAGCCAATTCAGCTTATATGCGAATTGCAGATAATATGAGTGCTGATAGCGATGGAGCTTTAAATGGCAGAATTTTTCTTTATAATCCATCAGATACAACTTACGACACTCAAATAATGTTTGATGTAATATATCAACAATCAGGATCAGTTAATCAAAGAAATTTTGGTAGTGCAAGAATAGAAGAAGCAGCAGCAGTAGATGGTGTTAAATTTTTTGCAAGTTCCGCAGAAATTGATGCTGGAATTATAAAACTTTATGGCATAACATAGGAGTTAATAATGGCTCTTAAATTTGCTAACAATAATTCTTTATCAGCAATTACAGCTTTACCAACTAGTATTACTGGTGGTGCTTTAACTTTATTATCTACACAAACAGCTAGTGATAGTTCTACAGTAACTTTTAGTTCAGGAATTGATTCTACTTATAAAGAATATATTGTAAAATGGATTAATGTTCACCCAAACTCTAACGACCAACAATTAACAGTTAATTTTAGAGACGGCAGTACAGCCTATGATGCTACTAAAACATCAACAGCATTTAGAGTTGGTCATGCAGAAGATGATAGTGGTACAGAACTTGGTTATCAAACTGGACAAGATGTAGCACAAGGTACAGGTATTCAAAGCATACACTATACAGGAAATGCTAATGAAGCATCTTCTTCAGGAATTTTACATTTGTTTGATCCAAGTAATACAACATTTGTTAAAAATTATATACTTATTAATTCAGCTGATCGTAATGGTCAATGTGAACAACAATATATTGCTGGGTACTGTAATGTAACTGCTGCTATTGATGGTATTCAATTTGGTACTAATACTAGCACTATTGGATCAGGAACTTTTAAATTATATGGCGTTAGTTAAATACAATAATAATTCTATAAGCTCTATTACTGCAACAGCAGGTTTACCAGCAGGTGCTATGACTTTAATTAAAAGTCAAACAGCTTCTAGCTCATCAACTATTAGCTTTGTTCATGGGACATCTGATGTAGTTTTGGATAATACATATCCTATTTATTTATTTAAGTTTATAAATATACACCCATCAGCAGCAGCATTTTTTGGATTTAATTTTAGTATAGATGCTGGTTCTAATTATAATGCAACTAAAACTTCTACTAATTTTAGAGCATACCATTCAGAGGCAGATTCTACTAATTTAGAGTATAAAGATGGTGATGATATAGCACAAGGAACTGGTCAGGTTCTTACTGCTGGAAATTTAGGAACTGGAAATGATGAATCATTATCAGGCGAACTTTGGCTTTTTAATCCTTCATCAAGCACTTATGTTAAACATTTTATGTGGAGATCATCTTGCGTACAATCAGCTCCAGCAGCATTTGATTGTTATGTAGCAGGATATGTGAATACTACAAGTGATGTTGACGCAGTTCAGTTTGCAATGGCATCAGGAAATATAGATGCTGGTACAATTAAACTCTATGGAATTAAGGATAGTTAATGAGCATAGTTAAACTTAATAATAATGGAGTAAAGAACGCAACTGAATTTGGTAGCATAACAGGATTGGGTCAATTAATTTTTATTAAAAAAGTAACTGCCTCATCATCTGGAACTGTATCATTTGTTAATGGTGCTAGTTCAGTAGTGTTAGATAATACTTATAAAGAATACTTATTTACTTTTAAAAATATTCATCCAGCAACAGATAATGTTAGTTTTCAATTTAATGGCTCTGATGATACTTCAAGTCATTCTTATGATGTAACAAAAACAACTACTGCTTTTAATGCTTATCATAATGAAGCGGATAGTGAAACAGGTTTAGGATATAGAAGTGCAGATGATGTTGCACAAGGAACAGGTTTTCATACTTTAACCCATCAAGTTAGTAATGATAATGACGAAGCTCTAGGTGGTTATCTTCATTTATTTGATCCTAGCAATACAACTTTTGTTAAGCATTTTATTGCTGTTATTAGTAACAATAACGAAGATAGTCATGCACAAGTTAATTACTCTGGGGGTTATTTTAATACCACAAGTGCAATAACAGCTATACAATTTAAAATGAGTTCAGGTGATATAGACGCTGGAGATATTTGCCTTTACGGCATAGCTTAACAATTAACAATAATAAATAGGAGAAACAACAATGCCAAGATACCATAATATAAATGGAAACAAAGTTCAGTTTACGGCAGCAGAAGAAACTGCAAGAGATGCTGAAGAAGCAGCTTGGGCTGATGGTGCTTTAGCAAGAGCACAGGCTGATCTAAGAGCTAAAAGAAATAGACTCTTAGCAGAAACAGACTTTTATGCTTTATCTGATGTTACTATGTCATCTGACATGGAAACATACAGACAAAATTTAAGAGACCTGCCAGATGGAAAAGACACTGTTGCAAAATGCACAGGTGCTACATTTCCAACTAAGCCATAGTTAAATGGCTAAGAGAAAGCCTCTCTTTGGTGTAAGTAATTATATTAAAAGAACACAGAAAAAAAGACCTGGAAGACATGCAAAGCGACCAAACAAACATAAAAAGAGAACAATGAAAAAATATAGAGGACAAGGTAGATAATGGCAGAAACAACATTACAAACAGGTGCACTAGCACCACAGCAATCTCAACAAACGGGCAGTAAAAAAGCTGTAAGTTTAATTGATACTTTATTATCACAACCAACATTACCTCAGGGAACAGCAATTAGCCCTCAGGCACAAAATGTTCAAACTAATGAGCTATTAGCAACACCTGGTGTAACTAGTACGTTAAGTGCACAAGCAGCACAGGCAGTTGCCCCTACAGCAACAGCCGTTACAGCACCAACAGCAACTTCCGTAGCTACGGCTACACCACAAGCAGCATCTCAATTTACTGCTAATGTTGTTGGTACAGCACCTACTATGACAGCTGCTCAAGGCACTGTTACAAACCCAATGATTGCTGCAACACAATCTCTTGCAAATATTGATCCAAGAGCAACTGTACAGGGGCAATTAGAAAATATATCTCAAGATATTCAAACATCTTTATCACAAGGAACTCCATTACCTGCATTTGCTAGAGGAGCTGCTGAAGCTGCAAAAGCAACTATGCAAGCTAGAGGATTAGGTGCTTCTACAATGTTAGCTGAAGCATTAGCAGAGGGTATATTAAAATCATCAGTACCAATAGCAGCACAAGATGCAGAAGTATATAAACAAACAATATTTCAAAATTTAGCTAATAACCAACAAGCATCGTTAGTAAATGCTCAAGCATATCTACAAATGGATATGGCTAATTTAAATAATAATCAGCAAGCTAATTTACAAAATTTACAAGTAAGACAACAAGTTTTATTATCAGATACTTCAGCTAGAAACGCAGCTGCACAATTTAATGCTACTAGTCAGAATCAAGTTAATCAATACTATGATTCACTAAATACAAATATACAAACACAAAATGCACAACGATTAGATGCAATGGGTCAGTATGCAAATGCTGAAGCAAATAAAGTTTCTGCACTAAATGCAAAAAATGCTACAGCTGTTGCTGATGCTAATGCACAAAGATCAACAGCTATTAGTCAATACAATAAAACTTTAGAAGATGCAAGAGAAAGATTTAATGTTGAAAATCAAAGAATTATAGATCAATCAAATGCCGTATGGAGAAGATCAATTAATACAGCAAATACTTCAACAGTTAATGCAGCTAATGAAGTTAATGCTACAAACTTATTAAATTTATCTAACTTTGGTATGTCAGCATTATGGCAACAATGGAGAGATGAAGCATCATGGGTTAATGCATCATCTGAGAATGAAAATAATAGAGCACATAACTTAGCAGTTGCTGCACTAGAAAGAAGCACAGCTTTTGATTTACAAAATGAAGCACAAAAAGCAGCATTATATGGATTACTAGGTTCTTTTGGTATGGATATATTTGCTAATTATGAAACAACAAATGATGATAATTAATTATGAATGATAATTTAAAAAAATTATTTAGATCAGCAAGTAGAAGAAATAGAAAATTTGTATCTGAAATACTAAATGAAAGAAAAATAAATGGAAACAGAACTACAAAGATTGTAGACTTAATGAAAAATAAAGGTAAAAAAAATGTCAGTATTTAAAAAAATAAGATCAGCTATAGGTAAAAGTCAAAGAGAAAAAAGTTATTTAAAAAGCTATCAAAATTATATGGAAACTATTGATAGACTTGAAAGTAAAAAGATGTCTTTTCGTGGGGCTAGAATGCCAATAGCTACAGGTAGTGGGCTATTTACAAGACCAAATAGACCTACTTTAAGTGACATAAAAGAAGCTAAACTTAGCGATATATTAGATAAACATAGATCAAGAGCACTAGCATTAGCACAAGCTAAATACTATGCTAAACAGGTAGGATAATATGAAAGGAGATTTTACACAATCAGAATATAACCCATTTGATTCACCAGTACCAGGACAATCTTTAACTGATAAACCTGGAAACTATCCTTGGGAACACGCACCACAATATACAGATGTAGATCAAGTATTAGATTTATTATTTGATCAAGTTACAAATGAAAGATTTGCAAAACAAATTATTTCAATGTTACATGCTGGAGTTCCAGTTGAAGCTATAGTTAGAGTTATAACTTTTAGTGGATTTTTAAATGGAAAATTTACTCCTGATGTTGGTTTTATAATTATTGAACCATTAATGAATTTAATATCTGCTATTGGTATAAGAGCAGGTGTTCCTAATATACGACTATCTTTAGAAAATTTAGATGAAATGGATAATGATTTTATAAGATCCATGTCAGATTTAAAGGCAGCAAAAGAAGACATATCACAAGTAGCAGAAACAATTAAAGAAGAAGCTGGAGAACAACCACAAGGATTAATGGCTCCACCAGCTGAAACACAGGAGGAATTAATATAATGGCAATAAATCCATTTTTATCATTTGCAACAGGTGCACTAAGAAGAAGAGAAGATATTAGAGATGAAAGAGCTGAATCAGCAGGAGAACTTCTTGATGTAGTAAGTGATTACTATTTTACTCAAACTTTTCCAGCAGAAGAAGCAGCAATAAAAAATGATAATGAGTTATATAAAAGTATCTCAACAGAATATAATAATCAAGTTGCTGAAGGTTTAAGTAAAATGGGATATATAAGTGCAGCTAAAGGTGATTTGGTTAGATTAAAAGATTTAATAAATAATCTAGAAAAAAATAAACCAGGATTTATAAACCAATTACAAAACGCAGAACCTGGATCTGTTATGTATGATACTTTATTTGCAGATAGAAATGCAGAAAAGAAAGCAAATTTAAAAGATAATAAAGATTTAATTGCAAGTGTTTTACAAGATAAACCTGAACTTGCTAAATTAAATTTTGGTGAGAATCTAAAAACAAGTAAAATTGGAACTCTTCAAAATCTTTTATTTGGTACTGCATTAGATAAAACTATGGCTCCTAAAATTATAGGTGCTCTTGATACAAAAATGGAAGAACAAGAAGCACCTGCAGAAGGTGAGGCAAGTTTATCTGAAAGAATAGATTATAAACCACCTTTACCAAAAAGTAGAGTTGAAACTAAATACGCACAGATTAATAAAGCAGTTATGGATAAAAATCCTTCATACGGTAAAGCAGTTGCTACAGGTGTCGAGGGAGAATTTAATTTTAATTTAGCAGGTGATTATGATGATCAATATAAAATTCATACCATTATAGCTGAAAATGTAGAAAGAGGACCTGACGGTGCTGGGCAAAATCAAGGTGCAATAGCTACTATTTCAGGAAGACTAGTACAAAATGAAATTATTAAACCAGCAGTTATACTAAACTTAGGTGATGATAATTATAAAAAAGAATTTATATTTCAATCAGGACTAACTACCTATCTTAATTTAAATAAAGCTATAAAAGCAAATAAGAAAAATCCATTAGAAAATAAATTTTTAAATGATATGCAATTAAGTAATACTACAAAAGGATTTGTAGCTGGAACAATTAAATCTTTAGATGATTCAGAATTATCTTTATATGAAGTAGAGGCAAATGAAAGAGAAATATTTAGTGGAGATTTACAAAATGTTACTAACAATCAATTTGGTGCAGCATACGCTACAACTTTAATTATAACAGCAAATAGAATATATCAAAAACATGGACCTGAAGCATCTAGTTTCTTTTTCAACTCACTACCTGAAATACAATACAAGCAGTCAAATGGTAAGGTAGCTAATATTAAATCGTTTGCAATGCTTGAGTTTAATAAATTAAAAAATAAAAGTTTAAATAACAGGTAAACTAAATGAAATTAGACAAGCAGTCTATAAGTAATAAAGATTTTCCTGATACAACTGATATAATAAATAACAGTTTAACAGAGAAAGTTAGCAAACCAGAAAACATACAAGTTGCTGGTATGCTTGATAAGTTAGATAATTTTAAATTACCTGATGTATCCCCAGATAAACCTGCAGTTATATTAGATTATGATAATAAAAGTGACGAAGTAAAAGTTGGCTACATGTCTGAGTTAGTAAATGACAAAGACTTAGTTGATATAGCTTCAGAATTTTATTATTTTAAAGATGGTATAAAGTTTGAAAATCCAGAACAAGTAATTAAATACTGGATGACCGATAGAACATGGAAGCAAACTAATATACCATCAATGGGTTTTGAGTTAGCTTTTGTAACTGATGATGATATACCATTAAAACAATTACAAAATTTAAAATACCTTACAGAAAAATGGGATCAGCAACCTATGTTTTTTAGAGGTGCTTTTAACACAATATATCAAAATTTAAAACCTGCAGTAGCGGACCCTTTAAACTGGATTGGGGGTCTTGTTTATGGAAGATTTGCTCAAGCAGCAGGTAAAGAAGCATTTGAAAAAATATTACAAGCACAGGTAAAAAGAAGTTTAGCAAGTAAATCAGGAAAATCTGTAGGTGATATAACTTTAAAAGCAGCAGCCGCAGCTAAAAAAGCAAAATTAATTGGTGCTGCAAAAGGTGGATTAAAAGTTGCAGGTATTGATGCTGCTCTAATGGGAACAGCAGATTTTATAATACAAAATACTGAAAAGCAATTAGGTATGCGAGAAGCATATGATCCCTTTAGAATTGGAACAGCAGCAGTTACAGGTGGTATCTTTTCATTTGCAAGCACAGCAGGAATAGCTTATGGTATATCTAAACTTTCTAGCCCAAGACAAACTAAATTTCCTAAAAGTATTGATGAAGGTTTAGAAAAATCACAATTAAGAAGTATAAAAATTACTGAAGAAAATAATATATTACAACAAGTAAATCCTAGAACTGCTTTAAAAAAAGGATATGATAATTATCAACTATATGGCTTTACTAAATTTCATGAAATTGATAATCTTACTAAAATAGGAACAGGTGTTGGTGGTGATGTTTTTAGTTTAAAAGCTGCTATAAAACAAGCAAAAGAAACAGATGTTGACCCAAGTCTTTTACCAGCTTTTAGATTTAGAGATACATTAGCTTCAAGTGCTAGAACAAAAGAATTTTTAGAATGGAGAGCATTTTTACCACCAGACAAAGATGCAGTTGTTGGTACAGCTAGTTATAAAGATACAGGTATTGAAGGTTTAAATGTTGTTTTAAAACCTTTAGCAGATTTAAATGAAGCATCAGACTTTATGGTTTATGTAGGTGCAAAAAGAGCACTAGATATATATAAACATTTAGATTCAAAAAAAATAGCTGTTAAAGATATTAAGCTACCATTCACTAAAGATCAAGCTAAAAAAATAGCTGACTATGGTGAGCTTAGCCCCGCTGATTATAAAGCAAGATATGGGGAAGACTCGGCAAAAAAAGGTGGTGACTATAGATTCTTTGCACAAAATTTAAAAAGATATACAGATTTTTTAATGGATTATGCTTTAAAATCTGATATGCTTGATGCGGCTACAAAAGCAAAAATATTATCCGTATATAAAAATGGATATGTTCCATTTTATGCTACAACAGAACAAGTTGGGGTATTTAAACAAACTAAAGAATTATTTGATAAACCTGGTAAAAAAGGTAAACAAAGTATTGTTACACCATCAGCACCTATTAAAAAATTATTAAAAGGAACAAAAGTTATTGATTTAGATTTTTACAATACTTTAGTTAATTATAGTTATAAAGTTGTTCAAGGCTCTGATTTTAATAGAGCTAATTTATCTTTAGTTGATATGCTAACCAATATGCAAAAATCAACAGATGATTTTATTAAGACAAAAGGAGTTAGTTCAAAAAATTTTGGAACTGTAGTAGGTGATACAGGGGTAATAAGAAAATTAGATCCAAAGGTTATTAGTAATAAAGCTATAACAGAAAGTGTTGAAAATAGTTTAAAAAAATTAGGACATAAAATTACTAGAATACCTGGTGAACCTAAAAAAGCATTACCTGATAATATTGATGTTGCAAACTTTGCACCAATTTCTAGACAAGCAGGTATTGATGGGAGCGTATTAACCGTATATAGAAATGGTAAACCTGAGTTTTACGAAATTAGAAATCCATATTTAAAAGCAATGTATAATACATATGGTAGTAGAGCTAATGATGGAATTACAAAGTATTTAGATAATGCATTATTCCGTGGATTAGACAAAGCAATTAATGTTCCTGCTAGAATTTTAGGAAAAGGTATAACGTTAGATCCATTGTTTCAAACAGCTAACATACAGCGTGATACTTTATCAGGGTTTATTAATTCTGCTTTTAGTGGAATTATTGAACCTAAACGAATAAAAGGTAAAAAGCCAAGTATATTAGATAGAAGAGGAACTTTACCAATTATAGATACAGCTAAAGGTGTGGGTATGCAATTACCTGTGCTTAAAAAATTATTAGATGCACAGGATGCCTATAGGCTAGCAATCATAAATGGTATGGGTATGTCTACACGAGCAGAAACAGGATTATTAATTCCGCCAAACTTAGCAGCTAAAATTAGTAAAGGTAATCCAGATGCTAACGATAGTTATTTAAATGATATAAAATATTTATTAAAAGATAATGCAACTGGATCATTTACAAGATATGCTGACTTTGTAAGTAAGTTTGAATACGCTACAAGACTTGGTGAATATGCTATGGCTAAAAAAGCAGGTTGGGGTAATGTAGCAGCTTCATATGCTGGTAGAGAAGTTGCAACTGACTTTGGATTACATGGTGCGTCTACAACATTAAACTGGCTATCATCAAATACTATTTTCTTAAATGCAGGTCTTCAAGGATTTAATAAAGGATTTAGAAGAATATTTATTGAGAGTGGTAAAGTTCCTGGTTCTAAAGCAGGTATTACTCATGATGCGAGAGCCAAAGCTGCAGCACTAGTAATGGCTACTGTAGTTGCTCCTAAATTGTACACTTATTATCTTAATAGAGAATACAAAGAATATGACGAAGAAAAAGATATATTAAAACAATTAAATGTTATGATACCTATTGAGTATGAAAAAGGTGATAATATACCTGATAATAAAAGTATAGGTGATGTAAAAAGATTTTTAAAATTTCCAATGCCATATGACTATGGTATATTTGGTAACATCGCAGAAACTGCATTTGAGTATGTTGATAAAAGAAATTCTGCAGAAGCATTTAAATATCTAACAGAATCATTTACATTATTATTACCATTTAATGCACACACTGTTGTACCAATTCCAACTACAATGGAATTTTTTATTGAGTATTTAATTAACAAAGATATATTTACAGGTCAGACTATACGATCTGAATATATGAATACTAAGAGTAGTAAATACCAAATTACTCCAAGAACAAGAGATATATCAATAAGATTATCTAATATGGCATTGTGGTTGCAATCTTTTGGAACAGATCCTAATAGAGTTCCTGAGAGAGCATTTAATTTTCCAATACCAAAAATAGGAGATTTACCATCAGGACCATTTAAAATTCCAACAGACCCAATAAGTATAGATTTCTTAATTAATAATTTTATGGTTGGTATTTACAGATATCCATTAGAAGCATTTGATGCATTAAGTAAAAATGTAGATAGGTATGGACCAATTGAAACAAAGAAAAAAGATGAGTTAGATATTTTACGAGCACCTTGGAATATATTAGTAAAAAGAAATGTATCAGAAATGCCAGCTGATTCTACAACTCATACTGAAATATTTTTTGATATTATAAAACGTGCACAAAAAATTAAATCAGAGTATCCTGATGAAATAGATTTAACAGATGGTTATAAAGTATTTGACCAAATGTTTGAAGGTTGGTTGTCACAAAAGGTAACTATAGGTGAAAGAGAAGTGCAACTATATAAATCTTTAAGTCCAAACATAAGTGTAGTTAAAAAATTATTAGATGAAAGTCAAGATAAAATTAATTTAATACGTGCAGATAAATCTAAAACTGCTGATGAAAAACGTAATGAAATAGATGACATACAAGCTGGTATAAATAAACTTACATATGAATTTATAACTACACTTTCTAACAGTAATTTAAAAGATGCTCTAGAATATATTCATGGTAAATCAATATTTACACCAAACCCAGCGATACAAAATTAATATGGCTAAGCAACCCAAAACAACTAGTGAACATATCATATCCTTATATGGATATATAACAGGGTTGCGAAGAGAAGTCAGCCAAATAAAAAATAATCACCTCAAACATATGCACCAAGATATCGATAGATTGCATTCTAAAGTAGATAAGCTATTATATGCAATACTAGGAGGTCTAGGTGCTACAATAATAACATTACTAGGACTATTTACATAATGGACAAAAGACAAATAACAGATACAATAGTAATACATTGCACACAAACTCCAAAAGATATGGAAGTTGATGTAGAAAAAGTTACACAATGGCATAAAGATAGAGGGTTTGATACAATAGGTTATCACTATTTAATTAAAAGAGATGGCACATTACAGGTTGGAAGAGATGAAGATGCTGTAGGTGCTCATGCAGTAGCAGTTAATGGAACATCAATAGGTGTTGCATTAGTTGGTGGTGGTACAGCTGATATGGGTTGGGAAAATAATTTTAACTCAGAGCAGTTTGATACACTTAAAAGTATAATATTAAGATTAAAAGACAAATACGATATAGAAAAAATAATAGGTCACTATCAAGTAGAGGCATCTAAAGAATGTCCTTCATTTGATGTGCCAGGATGGGTAATAGAAAATGGCTTGGTTTAGTTTAGCAAAGATGGCATTACAAGCTGGTGGCAAAATATATGCCAACAGACAAAAAGCAAAAGTAGCAATGTCTGATGCACAATTATTACATGCAGAAAGACAAGCCCGAGGTGAGGAGGCTTACCAGGGTAAATTATTAGAGGCAAGACAAAATGACTACAAGGATGAATTTGTTCTTGTAATTATTTCTGCCCCTATCATTGTGTTAATGTGGGCAGTTATGTCAGACGATCCAGCAGCGATGGAGAAAGTAAAACTTTTTTTTGAGTACTTTCAGTCACTTCCGTCATGGTTCACCAATCTCTGGATTTTAGTAGTGGCTTCTATTTTTGGTATAAAAGGTACACAGATTTTCCGTAACGGGAAAAAATAATGTCTAAATCAGAATATCAAGATCTCATCGCTGAGTATAAAGAGCAGATTAGAATACTAAAGCAAGAAGTAGCTGAGCTACAAGATGCTGGTAAGTCTAAAGATTCTGCAAATAAAAGATCTTTACAGCGATTAGAAAATGTTACAGATGATTTAGAAAAAGCACAAGCTGAAATAAAAAAGCTAACTCAACAACTGGAGGATAAAACCCATGAAAAAAATAGTACAAAAGATAAAAGATCTTTGGAATAGATTTATTGATTGGTTCACTGCTGGCTTAGATAAATGAAAGTAGCATTAGTATTTTTACTATGCTCCAGTGTTAACGTAGGATGTTTAGACCCTATACCTTATCCTGAAAAATTTAAGGATGAGTACACTTGTTTATTAAAAGGTTATGATGAATCAAAAAGATTATTAATAAAAGCAGGAAAAGAGAATGTTAATAAGCATGGTTTGTTTTATAAATTTGACTGCTTTGAAATTGAACTAGAAGAAGAAGATACATAATATGAGAACCCTCACAATATTATTTATATTACTATTTACAACATCTGCATATGCAGGTAGCACCCAATCAAATGTTAGTGGGTCTAATACTGCTATTGAAGGTGGATATACTTCTTCAACTACTTATGAGTCAGGATCTAGTTCTGCTTCTACAACAAGCAATACTACTAATAGTAATATTAGATCAGCACCACCCTCAGCATATGCCCCAGGAGTAAACTCATCAGGTATTGATGTGTGTTCTACAGGTGCAAGTATGGGAATACAAACATTTGGTTTGGGTGTATCAGGTGGTAAATCTTTTAGAGATGAAAATTGTGAAAGAATTAAACTATCAAGACAATTAGATAGTATGGGTATGAAAGTTGCAGCAGTTGCTTTATTATGTCAAGACCCTAGAGTATTTGAAGCTATGATTCATGCAGGTACTCCTTGCCCATATCAAGGTAAAATTGGTAATGATGCAAATAAACTTTGGAAAAAATACGATAAGTTAAGACCAGACTATAATCAATATACTAAAGATTTAAAAGTTGTTAAGACTATAGATAAAAAGCATGATAAAATTATTATTGAAAAGCTGCCTGATACTAGCGTTAATAACAAGTCTCAGTAAAGCAGATCAAATAACAACAGGCAATTTATTACCCAACGTAAATCAGGGTGCATCTAGTGCACAAAGTGTAGATAATAGCATTGATAAAATAGGAAATACTTTTAGTAATTTTACATCTAATAATGCAACTAATTTTAGTTCAGAAGTAGAAGTTACAGGAACAGGAACATTATCTTATAGTGGAACTTTGTTAGATATTACAACAGGTAATGATACAACAAATCAAAATAAATTAGATAATGGAATTACATTACAGGGTAATACTATAGTACAAAACTGTGAATGGGCTAGCTCATCATATGCTTGTGGCAATAGAGGATCTGGAAGAGATAGTTATAGCACTAAAATTCAAATACTAGATTCTAATAATTCTTTATTATCTGAAACAAATCAAATTAGAAATAATGATGCAGGGTATGGTAGCACTGCATTTAAATATACAGATACTTTAATATTTAATAATGTAGGTTCTAATAAATTTAACTGGGAATGGACAGGTATAGATGGTCAAGCCAATCCAGGTAATCTAGGTGGTCCTAATTTACTAGGTGCTAACCTATTTATGACATATGATAATACTGAAATAGAAGAAAGTATTACAGAAGAATTACACAGTATAACAAAGAACTTGACAGAATCAGTCAGAATGGTTATAATAGAAGAAAAGGTAAAGGTAAAAGCTGCACCAGTTTTATCTACAACTACACCAGTTGTAAAATCAGCTCCTGCACCAGCACCTAAAACAACTGCCCCTGCACCAAAAGCTACTATGACAACTACTAATACAGCTAAGGCAGCACCAGCACCTACACAAAAAACAACTACGAGTACAACTTCTAATGCACCAAAATCTACTTCTAGTTCAACAGCTACAACTAATTCAAAAACTAAAACGGCTAGCAAAGCTAATGAAACAAAAAAAACTGAAGAAAAGAAATCCAATAGCAGCTCTACTAAAACTACCACAACTAAGAAAGAAAGTAATAAAGAACAAAAAACTGTACAATCGAAATCAGGAGAAAGTAAGACAACAGAAACTAAGTCACAGTCAGGATCTGTAGAAACTAAAGAAGAAGTATCTCTTGATACAAAGATGGCAAAAGTAGATACAGATATAAAAGATATAGGTAAGAATTTAGAAATTAAAAACGTAATTAAATTACAAGCAATGGTTAATAATGAAATGATTAATGTATATAATATACCATTTTATAAAGAGAAATTATTATACACAGATCAATTAAATATATTTGATAAACCAATATATCAAAATATTACTTTAGGTAGTTATATACTTAACGACCCTATTGTAAAATCTAAAATTAATATTATAAAAATAAAAAAAGAAAAACAAAAACTACTAAACGAAATAGAGGCACTAAAAAATGGGTAAAATAAAAGAACAACTTGCAGGTGTAGCGGCACTCATAGGAGTACTGGGAGCTATAGGTGCAGGATTTATTAAGTATGGCGAAGTAATGTCTAAGCTAGATAGTTTAGAAGCATTTAATCCTGATCCTATAATGATAGTTATAGGTGATAATAAAAAAGATATAGCTGTATTACAAAAGACTATACAAGTATTAGAATTAGAAATACAAGAATTAAAAGAATCAAGTAAAAATCCTTTAACAAACTAATGGCACTTAAAATTTCCGAGTCTGCTGCTGTACAAATGCCGATGAAGACGGTTGCTAGTTTGATAGTGCTTGTCGCAATGGGTGTGTTTGCATACACAGAATTAACGGCTAGGTTAGTATCGTTAGAGACTTCACGTGAGCTGATGCAAGCTGATTTACTTAAGGCTTCAGATCAAAAGCCCGTAGATCAGGAACAGCTGATGTTGTTGGAGGATCTTTATAAGACTACTGAGAAGATAGAAAAAAGAATTGAAGATATGATGCACAATAAAGTAAACATACAATTTTTACAAAAACAAATGGAAAAGTCTTTAGCAGATATAGAAATATTAAAAGATAAAGTAAGAGCAAATGGGAGCCATAAATGATCGCAGAAATTGTAGCCCTTTTAATGTTTATAGGACCTGAAATTAAAGAGCATAGAATACAAGACTCTATGTCAATGTGTTTAAAACATAAACGTGAAGCAACTAGAGTTCCTACACCTAATATAACTTATAAATGCATTAAATCTAAAGCAGAATTAGAAGAGAATATTGATGGGTCTAAATCTATAAAAGCATTAATATTAGAGTAATGGATAGACCACCTTTTGAATATAGAATGTTAATATTATTTTGTATAGGTGCATTTGTGCCTATATTTATACATCACATAATATATAAACTATGGGATGTTAGTGTATTAAGAGCCGCAGAAATAACTTTTTTATTGTGTATTCCAGTAGCATTTTGGATGGCAAAAAAAATTAATGAACGTTGGCATGATGATCAGGAATAATTATGTATTTAAACGCAAACATACCCCCAATAGAATGCTTCGTAAGAGGTAATTATCTACGAGATCAAAAAGATTCTCATGATAAATACTTTGAGTGTGTAGTATTTGGATTTAGTTCCATACCAAAGCAAGTTCCTTTATTCCATTATATGATGACAGATGGTGGATTATGGTGGAGAGCACCTGTATCTGCATTTTGTACAAAGCCAGGAGTAAAAGAACTACCTTTAAATGAATTAATGTTGTGGGATTCTTTTAGTTATAATGTAAGTGTAACTAAATTTTATCAACTAGATGGTTGTAAAATGATATATACATCTAGAAGAAAAAAACAAAGAGAAGGTAAATATTTATTTACAATTGATTGGTGTGCAGGTGATTATAATGAATTAGATTTTGGCTATGCAGAAAAACCTGATCAACATAAGTGTGGACACGTAATAGAATTAGATGATGGTAACTATGCAATACAACCCAACAATAGATTAAGAATCTTTGATCCATCAATGGCAGCAGATCCATCAAAACCCCTTATACACAGATTAGTTAATACTAAGATATGGTCTGTAGAAGATACTTCTAAATGGATAACAGATGAAAATCAAGAAGGAAGTTATGATTATGAATATAAGGAGATAAACAATGGCAAAGAAAAGCACAGTAAATAAAGCAGGTAATTACACAAAACCTGGAATGAGAAAGACAATCTTTAATAGAATTAAAGCACAAGCATCTCATGGAACAGGTGCTGGTAAATGGTCAGCAAGAAAAGCCCAAGCATTAGCTAAGGCTTATAAGAAAGCTGGTGGAGGTTATAAGTAATTATGGCACTAGCAAAAAGTCAACGAAGTTTAAAAGCATGGGGGAAACAAAAATGGAGAACGAAATCAGGGAAAAAATCTTCAGTTACGGGAGAACGATATTTACCAGAGAAAGCAATCAAAGCTCTCTCATCTGCGGAGTATGCGGCAACGACAAAAGCAAAGAGAAGAGGAACAAAAAAGGGCAAACAATTTGTGAAGCAACCCAAAGGGATTGCAAAGAAGGTAAAACAATACAGGAGGTATAGTTAAAATGCCAGGACATTACGGAAAAATGAAAAAAGGAAAAAAAGTAAAAGGTAAAAGAAAAAAACTAGACATGGACAAAGATGGTAAACTTACTAAAAAAGATTTTGCTATGTTAAGAAATAAAAAAAAAGGTAGAGCATAATGAGAAAAGGATTATATGCTAACATACATGCTAAAAGAAAGCGTGGTGGTAAAATGAAAAAGAAAGGTGCTAAAGGTGCACCAACTGCAGCAAACTTTAGAAGAGCTGCACAAACAGTAAGGAAAAAATAATGGCTAAGACACCTGCATGGCAACGTAAAGAAGGCAAGAATCCCTCAGGTGGTTTAAATGCTAAAGGTAGAGCTAGTTATAATAGAGCTACTGGTGGTAATTTAAAAGCACCTAGTAAAAAAGTTGGTAACAAAAGACGTGCTAGTTTTTGTGCACGTATGAAAGGTATGAAGAAAAAATTAACTTCTAAAAAAACAGCTAATGACCCTAATTCAAGAATTAATAAAGCACTTCGTGCTTGGAATTGTTAGTGTATTAATTTGTAGTATAGCAATGGCAGAAATAAATCAAACAAAAGATTTTATAAAAGCAATAGAGGAAGTTCGTAAAGAATATCCTGAAGACTCTATTGAAAGTAAAATACCTAGTTCGTTTATAGCTACAGTTGCTGCTGCAGAAACAGGCAATTTTCAATTTAAAGGTGCACCTACTGCAAAGAATGCAAATAATTTTTTTGGTATGCATGCAACGGGTGATCAACAATTTTTAAAAACTACAGGTGGAGCTAAACTAAGATCTTTTGATGATAGTAAAGCTAGCATTAGAGCATTTTTACAATTAATGGCAAATGATGAAAGATATAAAAATGTAGTAGAATCTATGGATACAGTGGAAAACATGTTTAAAAGTATGGGTGATAGTCCATATGCACAGAATCCTAACTACACAAATTTATTAGGTAATGTTTACAAAAATAGAATACAGCCAATATTTCAAACTGAAAATTTTTTAATGCCAAAAAGAAAACCAATATTAGAACAAATGGATAGCCTAAAATAAAAAGGGGAGCCATATAGACTCCCCCGCAGGCAACACAAGACTTCCTGATTATTAGTCAGGAGGTCTTTTTTTTTGGTCGTAACGATAAAGGTTTCTATCACCCCATCGCTTCTGCCAAAACCAAGTACTCAATGAACTAGCATAACCTTCTAGTTTATCCATAACTTTGTTATGCCAAAAGTAATATCTAAACTTTTTGTATAAGTTGTTTAATATCATCTTGTAATTTTTTTCCTACAGCATTAGCATGATTAATAACAGCAGCACACAAATTTCCATGATAAGGATATCCCTTTAGTGCCTCTCGAATTTTACCTACAGGTTTACCACCATAATCAATGACTATAGCATTTTCTTTATTTAAACCTATTTTTAATTCAAATAATATTCCAGTGTATTTATCTAAATTATTTTTTTCCGTCATTGCTATTTCCCTCACTGGATTGTGGTGTTAAGGTAGATAAACTATTCATAAGTTTTACTACTTCAGCATATGGTCTAGACATTAAGTATCTCATAATATCCATAAGTTGTTCAGAACTTATAGTGTAAGTTCTAGGGTTAGCTTTTTGTTCTTTCTGTTTTTCTTTCTCCATTTTTCCTCCTATATTAGAATGGTATATCATCATAATCAAAATGCTTTCCAAGTGTATCTAAATTTTCTTGTGCATTTGATATCTTTGTTATTAACTTATCTAATTCTTGTATATGTTGAGGATGTTCCCCAATACCTACAGAATTATCAAAGTATATTTCTGCTGTTGCTGTGGCTTCTGCTATTGCAGCTTCGTATTTTCTAGCCAGTGCTTTTACCAAGTTTTTTCTTGTGCTCATTCTGCACCTCTAAACTGATAATATTTATCTTCAATAAGATCTTCATCTAATAAGTATGGATTATCTCTACCCCTTTTATTAAACTCTGTTCTTAAATCTCTTATAGTTTGGTTTAATGTTCTGCCTTGGTTAAGACTAGCACAAACCATATCATCTACTTCTATTATTGCTTGCTTCACTGCTCCCACGTTCTGCCTCCTGTAATTGTTTATTTAATTTATTTACTTCATCTTGCATATGAATCATAACTTCTTGTAAAGCTATTATTCTACCAAGTTTCTCCATTGTTTCACCGTGTGTCATTTGACCTCCTTTATTAGTTTGTTTAAATACCATTGTGCTTTTTTTAAATCTTCTAAAGGTTCACCTTTAAATTTATATCTCGAAACATATTTTAAAACGTTACCCTTTAGATACCCGTGGTATTCATCATCTGTCATACAATCCTGTATAACTTCTATAGTTTCTTTTTTACCATATCTATAGTGCGATGGTGAATTAACATTATCGTGATGATCTAAATCAGTTTTAAAATCTACCATACTTCCTCCTAATAGAATTATACTGAACTGTTTCAAGATCATACTCTCCATTCTTAACATTTCTTTTTACAATTAAACCACTCCACCACATTCTTTGAGTAGCTCTAGCATAATCTTCCTTATGATGCAAATAACAACCTGCAGATAAACCAATTACTTTTTTGCCTATTGGAGTAGTACACATAGAATAATCAAATGTATGTATGTGACCTACAGTAGAAGATACTTTATTTTTTAGTAAGAGAGCACGAGCAATGTTGTCCCCACTAATAGGCTTACCCATAACACCATTAGGAAAATTGTGGCAATAATGTACACCATCGACCACAACAGGTTCTTGGTATGGATAAACCTCCCAACCATATTTTTCAAATTGAAAATCATTAGTACTAATTGTGCCATCAAGTTCGGGTGTTTCATTTATTATTCTATCTATCCTATCTTCGTGATTACCAAGTAGCATGATTTTTCTTGGTCGTCTCCCATTGAGACCTTTGTTAAATTTATTCAATGCATCATGAGCATGATCTATATCTTTTTTATATCTTCTACCTTCAAAGGATTTTTTACCTTTATCATAACTAGATAGTGAATCCATACTTGCAAAGTCTCCCATACAAATAATAGTATTCGGTTTTAGATCTCGAGCAAATTTTCCTGCCCATAAAAATCTATCATTGGTTGCTTTTGGGGTACAATGAGGATCCCCTATGACTAAGTGTGTTGCCATTAGTTTAACTCCTTATCACGTTTCTGTTTTAAGTATTCAAGAAAGTCTACTACATTATCTGCATCATCAAACTCTGCAACAGAACTTATAGTCAAGTCTCCCTTATTGTTTTTCTTATCATCAGCGAATCCACGAAGTCCCCATAGAAACGTTGAATGGGGGTCAGTAGTTGCCATCTTAATCATACCTCTTGCTATTGTAGAACACAACTCATACTCCTCAGTTGTCATCTTTGCTCTAGTATCCATGGATATACCACAAGTAAATCCAAGTTTCCAAGGTGTAACTAAAACTTTTATTGCTTTAAGCAAATCTAATTTTTCTTTTTTCTTAGTCATTATAATTTAAAGTATTTATGATCATAGGGTACAACTTTCCACTCAACAGATTTTTTAAATTTATTTCTCTTTGCATAATCAGTTGCTTCTTTTTCTGAGTCCCATATTTCATTTGTAAATATTCTCCAAGTATCATTATCTTTTATTATCAAACAATACATTTTAGGTAAAGGCAGATGCTAGACCCCTCAAAACTAACATCCACCCAGTTACGCAAACTCTTCCTCCTTTTTAGGATTATTAACTTCCGTATACCAAACCCATTTAGGATTCTTACCTTTTGATTGCTGTTGTGGTAACAACTGCAATTTACTTCCCCAACAAGGAAGTTTGTATGGGCAGAACGAACACGCAAAGCCCAAAACTTTATTACCTGTAGGTTTACCTCTAAAAGTTTCTTCAATAGCATCGTAGTTTCTTTTAAATGGTACACCTTTTTGTAATGCTTTATAATTTTCTTCAGCTTTATTTATAGCTTCTTTTTTATATTCATTGTGTAATGCTGGTGTTTCACAAACTGTCCACTCACCAGTAGATTTATTAATTGCTATCCATCCACCAAATTCTTTACCTTGACTTTCCCCATATAAAAATCCTTGTGATGCATAACCAAAGGTATCATCTTTAACAACTTCATTAAAGCCACCTTCTTCTCCGAACTTTTTTTCAAAAGAATATGGCGATGCACTTTTAATATCCCATACCTTTTTATTAATCTCAACATCTTGCCTACCTTCAATTCTGTTTTCTCCAAATTTATATACAACTTTTTTCTGTTCATTTTCTATATTTACTCCTGCTGATTTCATAACAAATAAAGCTAATGCTTCTATAAGATCACCAAATGTATTTCTCATTTTAACATTATAGGGTTGCCCTTCTCCCTTTATACCTTTAGCTTCCATCTGTAATTGACACAATGGTCTACCAACGTTAGACATTCTAACTTCAAACTTTGATCGTCTATCCTCAGTGAATTGCTTGAGTAAGGCGTTTTTACACGCCTCACCAAACTCCTCCACAAGTTTTTTGTCTACTTGGGTAGGACCCTTTGATACGTTATCAAGATACTTCTGTACTTTAATAAGTATATCGTTCATTAACTAGCCAACACTTTTTCAGGTGATTCATCACTAAGATCTTTTACAATCTCAGCATCTACATTATCAGAATTATTTACTTTTTTAGTCTTTGCACTATTATATAGTCCAGCAACTTCTAAGTTTTCTGCATCAATAGATTCTTGGAATACCTTTAAAGTATCCATATCAGTATCAGATAACTGTAAATTAGCATCAGCATTTACAGATATTTCGGGTACGTAAAATACATTACTACCTTTCTTCTGCCTTTTAGTATCAATGTTAAGTAAAGAATTAAACATAAGTTTTTTCCTTTTCTTTAATTGATCTAACGCAGCACTAACAGGTGAGAATGCTGTACCTGTAACTCTATAAAGCACGGGTAAGTTTTCTACACTGTGTTCTTTACCTTGTGCAGTTTTACCATTCTTAAATGATAACAAACCATACACAAGTTTATAACACCTGATAGTTCTTTGTTGTTCTTGCTGTTCAGGAGTAAGATTAGATCTTTCTTTAAAAGATATCTTACCACATCTTGTACCACCTAATATATCAATAGCTTCTTCTTTCCAGCTTTTAAATATAATAGATCTGTTTACATACTCACCTTTTACAGCATCGTAATGCATATATTGCATTGCACTTATGAATGGTCTAAATGTAACTGGTTTACCAAAAACATTCTGACCTACATTTGAATCATAAGTATAGAAGTGACCTACTGGTAATTGATTACCATCGTCATCTTCAGGTGTTCGATTAATAGCTAATCTTGGTATGTTAGTACCTAAATTAGATCCATCATCTTGACCTATTGCCTGCATGATTTGCTCATCAGACATTCCTTTTATATTTACTAAGTTATTATCAGACATTTGTCCTCCATTTTAGTTATTGACTTATACCACATTTTTGAATAAAAGTCAAGTCTTATTTTAAATATTATCAATTGAATCAAGTAATGAGCCAATTGCTATTATAACCACAATAAAAAGCATTATTTCCCCTAACATATTCTTGTATCTCCATTTATTACTTTTATTTCTAAACCATCAGCATTTGCAAAGTATTTAAACTCACTTAAGAACTCATGATTTTCGTGTATGTATAGAACAGTAGGTTCAATCATACATCTATCTTTTAACTCTGTATATTCTAAATAAGCACCATAATCTGCATCATCGTATTCATCTAGAGTCTCAAGAGCTTCTACATCTTTCATATTGCCTCCTTCATATCTAACCAATTATAACCGATCTTAAGATCCGTGTCAAGTGGAACATTAAAATCAATATTGTAATACGTTTTCAATGCAGGTATTACGTCTGCAGTTCCTTGTTTAAAAATATCAGCCATAACTCTATCTTCACCAGGATATACATCTGCTATTATAGAATCGTGTACTGTATTTACTAACAAACTTTTTACTTTCTTTTCTCTCATTAAATTATAAATATTTATACAAGCTAGGGGTACAATATCTGCTGTAGCAAAACCTTGAACAGGATAATTTTTTATCTGTGTTCCATATGTAGATCCACCCCAAGGAGTTCGTTCTGCATAAGGAAAAGAATACTCTCTACCTGTAGGTAGTTTAACTCTTTTAAATCTAATAGCTTCACTTTGTAATTTATCGTGCCATTCTTTTATACCTTTATACTTCTCTAAAAATTTAGTGTAATATCTTTTTTCATCTTCAGTTCCTGTCACACCACCATACAAAGGTTTAAATGTATGTGCCTTTGCATCTTGTCTAGATACACCAATAATATCTGCAGTGTATTGATGAACATCTATTTTATTTTTTATATCTTCCATACCTTGTTTATCCTGTGCAAGATACACAGCAGTTCTAAATTCTAATTGTGAAAAGTCTATCTCTAATATCTTACCATCTTTAAATCTAGATGTAACTACTTTACGAATAGGAAATGTTTTACCTCTAGGTTGGTTTTGAAAGTTTGGATCTCTACTAGATAATCTACCTGTTGCAGTTATTGCCTGCATAAATTTAGGATGTAAAAAACCTTTTTCATTTGTAAAGTTTTTTAGTCCTTCAACAAATGTATTTAAATAAGTATCTACTGCATTGTGCCTAACGATTGCATCTATAAATTGTTTAAACTCACCTTCAGCTTCACTAGCTATTTTAGTTAATGTAAGTCTATCAGTTCTAAATCCAGCTTCAGCTATATCATATACACTTCTAGGTCTTTGTTGAAACCCTGCAACTTTTGCCATTGGTCTATACAAATATCCATCACCTTCACACTCAGTACATTTTGTATAATTTTTGTATGGACTGCCATCTTTTTTTATTCTTTTAATAACACCTTTACCCCAGCAATGCATACATTGTTCTGCAGTTGTTCTATGTATTATCTCTGAATTTTCTGATACTAAATTTCTAAATTGTATTCTTGAAAACTGTGGTCGTCTTTTATTTTTACCTGTATTTTTATCTACACCAACATTAAATATTTTAGCCCAATGTTTTTTATCTTTAGGTTTTTTACTATAGATTAACCAAGATAATTGCTCGGGACTTGATAGATTTATTTTAGTATCTCCCATTTGTTTATATACAATCTTATCTAGAGGAATGCAAACTCTGCACGATATTCTCTTTCTACTTTACCTAGTTCATCTAGACTAACATTGATTCCATTTCTTTCCATATCAGATAGCACAACTAAAAATTCATTCATCATCTTTGCTGTCTTTAATAAGTGTTTGTTCTTTGGCATTTTAAAATCTGCCATTTGTGAATTAAATAAATCTCTTGTTATTTTGACATCCATCTTACCATACTCTTCTACTAAACCTACTGGTATGTTTTGAAAAGGTATACCCCTATCTGTAAATTCTTTTATACGACTATCTTTAGATCCTATTCGTCTTCTTCTGCAAGACATTTCTAATGTTAAACTTTTTCTTATACCTCTGTTTAATATATATTCTCCAAGCATAGTATCATATACTCTACCATTATATTTAAATCCTGATTCTAATAACCACATAAGATCAAATTTAATATTGTGTCCTATTAATAAAGTTGTCTTATCTAATACAGATTGTATATTATGGTAGCAACCTTTATCTATTCTTTCAGAATGGTTTGTAAAATAATACTCATCATTTATTCCAACACTAACTAATATATTATCAGGATGAAATGGAGATGGATC